CACATTCTCGAGCTAGTCGTCTGTCAATTGGACAGTACAACAACATCTCTTGATCTCCATTCAGATGAATGATTTCTACTCTTCCGTGTTTACACACGTGCGGGCTCAAACAGGCATTACAAATGACGCACATGATTATTGGTTACGTGCAGTTACTTATGTAAGTATCTGAGATATGCGATTATTCTTGGAGATATGCAGAGCAGTAGCCCATTTACCGCATATCATCAGCGGAGATTAATCATTCCAGTGTTAATCGTATTATATTATATTAGAACACTATCATTATAGGTATTAGTCATCTAACGTTGGTTGGAGTGGGGAACTAGTCTGGCGCACAATATACAGAGAAAACCCCACTCCACCCCGTGATTACTATGGCAACAAAAAAGACCGCAATGTTTACGCTTACCGAACGACTTACCCTAGCAGCTGGTGCTGATCCGTCAGCATCTGCAACTATTGACCTTGGCAGTTATGTCGATGTTGGTGACCGCCAAGCTCTACAAATTCATTCAGTTGATTTCATTTACCAGGGTGCAACTGGTTCACTTCACGTTAATGCATCAATGCCTAACAACGCCTCTGGACTTGTCCAAGTAACTGATCTAAACCGTGGTGGACTAGTATTTGCCAATGATCGTGCTTTAGTTGCATCTGGTGCTCTACACCTTGATGGTAATGGTGGATATTCCAGTGAAGCAGACCTTTATCCTGATAACTTTGGAAAAGGTTCTGATGATGGTCGATATGTTGTTAATGATCAACTCTACATTGAAGCTACTATTGATGGCACATCTGTTGCAGCTACAAACATCACTGTTCGAGTAAATGCATCTATTGTTTCCCTCAGTGCAAAAGACTTCATGGCAATTGCAATCCAATCAACAGCTGCAGATAACTGAGGTGGACTCAGTGTCTATTGATGAAGTTATCAGGTTGCTCCAGGAGATAAAAGACCTGGGCGAGTCTGGTAAAGAAACAGTTGCTAAGGCTAAGTCTACTGCAAAGAAGGCTAAGAAAGTCGCAAAGAAAGTTAAGCGAGCACCAAGCGCGTATAACAAGTACATGAAGAAGAAGCTTGCAGAACTCAAGAAAAAACATCCACGATCTAACCATCAAGTATTGTTCAAGAGAGCTGCAAAGTCTTGGAAGAGATCAGCAGAAAGAAAGAGGTCGTTAAAGTGAAGACATTAGCAAAACAATTTGATTTACTTCAAATCACAAAGACGGGTGTTGCTTTTACATTGGACCCAGGAGTTCAAAATTCAGGGTGGAGACAATCAGCCCCTGGTAGTGGAATATGCATTAATGATACATATTTTGATTTGGCAGGTTTGTCAATGGATGCAAAGACATTGTTTTTCGAAGCTGCTGGAATCCAAGAAGCATATCCAATTACGAGGGTAGGTGGTTCAGCAACTGCAGGAGATACAGCGGCAGTGCTTGACTTTATGACAACTTCACCATTAACAGATACCCAGGTAATTCAACTCTTTACTTTCGGTAATTTCGCCGGTTCTCAAATTTCCTTTGAACAAACTGTATATGGAAGATTTCGAATTGTAAACTTTGACATTGATAACTTGGCTGGTGGTTCAATGATCACAATAGCTGATAATCAACTTGGTTCATTGCAGCCAACTGCAACAGACAGAATTTATTGTTATCGTGTTGTTTCATTTGGACCTGCTAATTCTGATGGTACACTACTGATGTCTGGTGCTCGTTATCTTCTAAAGGCCAGTGCAAAAGAAGAAGCAGAGTTTGAATACCTCATGCGACTTAAGCGAAGTTACGATCTACAAAACGAACCTGATGTTGATTGATATGCTAGACCCAACTCTTGAAACAATAGAAGAGATTCTATTTGATTCGCCTGTATTGGGTCCACTTCGAACAATGCATCCATTAGTTCGAATAGGAATGATATCATATCAAGCTGCAGATTTCTTAGCTACTGAATTAGCGATTGCAACAATTGAGGCGGGTGGCGTTGGTGCGCTCGATCTATACACTCCAGAAATACGACGGTACGAAGAGACCGCGCTCGTAGGTTTGGGAGGCAAGAGAATATGAGTACAGAAACAGAAACTCCAATTGAAGAAAAGAAAACAACAACTACAAAGTTCGCTGAGTGGTTAATGGCCCGTCAAGAAAAGAAAGACGCTAAAGAAACATCTCTGGAATCATTGATGAAGTTCAACGTCTTTCTTTCAATTGCTACATTGGTCACGGTTGCTGGAGCAACTGTTGCAGACTATGTTCTGATGGCATGGCTTTGGATCTGAACTTGTTCGAACAAACATCACATATCCACACTTGTGGTTGATTGCACATTCTATCGAGTTGTCTACTAGACAGTGTTGATTCATAGCCACACATCAAACACCTGGCGTTCCTGGCTTTGTTTGTTTTGTCTATCCATCTATTCGCCATCTTTGAGCACCTTGTATTCTGCAAGAACCAGGGCGAGTGCTTGTGGACTAATCTCTCTGGTAGATAGCGCAGTTAGTAATGATAAAGTTGGAATGGATCGTAAATCGAATTCTTCTGCATCAGCTAAGAATTTTCTTAGAGCTCTACAAACTGTTTCAGATTGGTTTGCTTTTTTCTTGAGAGCCTGGGCAAGATCGATATCAATTGAAAATGTACGATTAATTTTCATTCTTCTTCACACCCAGGACAATTTACATTTGTACAACATTGTGGAATGTAATATTGAGTGTCACAACATCCACAAACAATCAAAGCCATATCTTCAACACGATCCCAAGTAAAAGGACCAGTACAAGTTGCTGGAATCATCCACGACACCTCACACATTCTCGAGCTAGTCGTCTGTCAATTGGACAGTACAACAACATCTCTTGATCTCCATTCAGATGAATGATTTCTACTCTTCCGTGTTTACACACGTGCGGGCTCAAACAGGCATTACAAA